GCCATTCTCGAGCGTGACAGCGAAGCTCGCGCCGAACTCGCGGCGAAGCCACGCTTCGACGTCGACCGAGCTCTGCATCGTGAACCGACGCGTCACGTCGACCCACGCAAGAACCGTTTTCGGAGACAGAAGCATCTGGTCGAGCGTCGGCGTTTGCTCCGCCGGCGCGAGACCCTCGCCGACCCATCCGCCCGCGACGCCGGCCGTCACGCGCGGGATCGCAAGGTTCCCCTGCAATCCGCGGAGCAGGGTCGCGCGCGGGATCAGAACGGAGAGATCGCGAAGAAAGTCGATCAGCGACGCGCCGTCGACGTCCGTTTGCACGAAGTCGGCGCCAGTCGTCGCGCCGCCGGCCGTCATGTCGCGCGATCCGTACGAGCCGGAAACGCCGTGCGCGGCGGCGATGCGCGCGCCGGCGCGAGCATTGCCCGGGAGCGACGCGCGCAGGAACTCCGGCGGCAAGACGATGCCGTTCGAGTTCCCGCGCCGCTCCGACTTCTCCGCGGCGGCCGCGCACGCCTCGAGCTCGAAGGCGGCGGCGCGCACGAGCGACGGGTCTTCGTGGCCGAACGCCTTCGCCGCGATCAGACGGAGCAGCGAGAACGAACGGACTTCCTTCGCAGAGAGACCGACGTCGCGCGAGCCTTCGGCCGATCCGACGAACTTCTCGGTCGGCGTCGCGGCGAGAATCGGAGCGATCAGCGATTCGAACTGGCGAACCGTGAGACCCTGCGAGACGGCTTCCGCGGCGATCTTCCGGAGCGCAGGTACCTTGTCGTCGTACTTCGAAGACAGCTCCTGAATCCCGCGCATACGCTCGAGCTCCGCCTCGCGTGCGTCCTTGACTGCATCCTCGCGCGCCTTGCGCTCGAGAGCTTCGAGTTCCTTCGGATCCATGATGTTGACCTTCCGAGCTTCGAGAATGGGTTCGGGATCGACAGCGTCGGTCCCCTTGATCGTTTGCCCGTCCATCGCGAAGAGCTTCGTCCGCACGAGCGGCGCGCCGTCTTTGCTCGCCAGATCACGACCGGGACCGACTGTGATGTCGGCCGGAGTCGGTTCGAGCGAAATCTCGATCGGTTCCCAGTCGAGAGCCCGATATATGGGGCCTTCGTCCGAAACCGATTCGAGAACTAGCGCGTGAACAGCGTAGCGAAATGAAACCGTGTCTTTCGTTCCCGCGACGACGTCTTCGAATTCTGCGCGTTCGCTAGGATGAAACTTCACGCGCGCGCGACCGACCCGTTCCTTCGTGTCGATCCAAGCGCGAAGAACTTTCCCGAGCCAATGTTCGCGCGAATGATGCTTGAGAAGCGGCCCGGCTTGCGATAGTCGCTCGAGCCTGACGGACGCCGGCGAATGATCGAGGATCTCGAAGCCGTACTCGCCGACTTCCCAGAAGTAGCGTTCGACCGGCGTTTCGCTCGAAAACGAGAGTTCGACTTCGAGCGTCTCGGGGTCGGCTTCCATCGCGCGCACGGCGAATGACCGTTGCACGGGATGCGAGTCGATCGTCCGGACCAGTTTCGCGCCTTCGATTGCACTAGCCATTTTGCGGCGTTCCTTCCGTCGTGACTGTTAGCGCGATCTCGGAAGGACCAGAGAGCGCGAGACCCTTGTCGCCGGCGCGCTTCTGCGCGGCCGCGATTTCGTCGTCGACGTCTGCCGGGTCTTTTCCATAGTTCGAAACGATCACGTCGTCGCGAGAACGGAATCCCGAATCGACCTCGAGCTTCGCCGCGGTCGCTTCCTGTAGTGGGTTCGTTGCCCACGGGAACGTACGCGGTTGATAGCTAACACGGCGAAGCCGGTCGAAGTCGGTCGGACTGTAGACGCGTCCGCCCGAGCGGATCTTTCCGGCGGCAAGCGCGAATGCGAGCCATTCCTCGAACACGGGTTGATGAAAGCGCGTGACGGCCCACGCTTGCAGCATCGTCCAAACGTCGCGCTCGGAGAGCTTGCGACTTCGCTCCGCGGAGAACGACGATCCTTCGGAGTCGTTCGCCAGCGTCGTGTAAGAGACCAGACATCCAGTCGCAATGCCTTGCAACGTTCGTTTGATAAACGAATCGTATTCTCCGTGAGGATAGGTCGGATCGTAATTGAGCAACGTTGATCCTTCGTCGAGCTCTTCGATCGTTCCGGGTTCGGCATTCATCGTGCGATAGCCGTCGGCGTCCTGCGGACCCGTGTAGCCGCGGCCGCGCTTGCGCGTGATCCACGCGACTTTTTGCGCTCCAGCGCGCGCGGCCACGAGCGCCGCCTCTTGATACGCGTCGAGCATCCGCAGCCGGAGAAGCGAAGTCGCGATCCACGGGACGCCGCGCTTCTGCCCGATCTCTTCCGGCAAGAATACGTGATGCATTTGCGCGGCCGGAACGCGAACCAGTGTCGCGCCGCCGAAAGCGAACGTCGGAAGCGTGAGCTCGCGCGCCGGTTGCAGTGTGCGGACCCAGTACGCGACCGCGCGACCGAAGGCGTCGAACTCGATCGACAATCGAACGAAATTGCCGCCCGGCAATCCGTCGCGGCGGAACGTCGGGTCGAGCGATTGCGGGTCGAAGAGTTGCAAACGGTAGCCGTAGGATCCGCCTTCGACGCCGACGATCTTTCGCGCGAGGAACTCGCCCGACTGCACGTTCGAGGAGATCAGTAGATTCTGAATATCGACCCACGAGTTCCGCGACTCGAGGTCGCAGTTCGACGCGCGCGACCAGTCCTCCCAAGCGTCCGCGACGGCGCGCTTCGCTTGCGAGTCGAGCTCGCCTTTCGCGGTCAGCGGCTTCGGTCGCACGACGACGCCGGCGCGGCCGATCACGTTAACCCGGGCGAGCGAGTCGAATCCTTTCACATAGTCGTTATTTCGTCTCTGCTCGCGAGAGCGCGCGACCAGAGACCGCAAGTCGCGCTCGAGGATTTCGTCACTCGTGAGAAGCGAAGTCGACCACGAAGAGACCAGCCGCGACGGTTGCGCGGCGGCGAAGTTCCTCGAGCTCGCGCGCGCGGAAGCGGACCGGGTCGCGACTGTGAGATCGCCGCGGATCGCGACGGAGAGCGTCACGGCATCACCATTCGAATCGTCGACCGGAATGGAAGCGGCTCGCCGCGTTCGGCGGCGAGCTTGTTCGCTTCGTAGCGCATCATTTCTTCGCAGTAGCCGAGCGCGTCGAAGAGCTCTTCCTTCGAGAACTTCGAAAGCGATCGGTTATCGAAAGAGTACGTCGAGAGAACGGAGTAATCGTCCGCCTCGAGCGCGGATCGGATCGCGTCTCGCTGGCGTTCCCAGTAGCCGCGCGTCTCGACGGTCGCCGCGAAGAGATCGGGAAGGAACTCGAGGCGAGCCGAATCGAGAACGTACGTCTCGCCGCTCGAGACGATCCGCGCAGCCCAGACCCACGCGCCCGCGAGCTTGCCGGCCGTCGCGGTTGCAGCGAGCGCGCCGGCGAAGCGGCCGTCGCCGTTGTCGGTCGCCGTGATCTCGAAGCCGCCGGTCGCCCCATTCGCCGGGCGGAAGGCGTAGGTCACGGTTCCATCAGACGGAGCCCACTCCTCGAAGGAACGGACCCACGAAACAGCCGACCCGATTGTTACTTCGGTCGGCTCTTGCTCGAGAACTTCCGCCGGCATCGTGTCCCCCTTGAGTTTGCGCTTGCACACTCGCGGAGAATACGGAGTCGGTCGCGCACTAGTTCTAGCGTTTCCAATTCGTCGCCCAGCTAGTCCGGCGGACTTGCCGCTCGCGCGGAGAGCCTTCGCGCGGAGCTCGAGAGTTCGCGTCGACCGAGAGTTGATCGGCGAGAGCTTCCCAGACTGGCGAGAGAATCATCGCCGCCGCGAGCCCGTAGACGTAGCAGTCGAGCACGTCGTTCCGACGGATCTTGACCCAGTCGGAGACCTTGAAACCCTTTCGCATCCGGTCGACTTTCTTCTCGCCCGTCAGACTCCGGAAGAACTCTTCGTCGAAGTCTGCGGAGTTCGGGAAGTGAACGAAGCCGGGACCAGAAGACCGCATCCCGAGGCGGCGGAAAAGCTTGTCTTTCATCGCATCGGTTCCGACCGTGAAGAGATCGACCGGGATTTCGCTCTCGCCCGATCGCCGTTTCGTCGGCGCGGAGACTTCCGGAATCCCGGCGCCGCCGCGACCCTTCATTGCGTACACCTCGAGTTGCTCGCGGTCTTTCACGAATTCATAGCACTGTTGCGTAGCGTGTCCGCCCGTGTCGATCCCGCTCGCGGCGACGTAGAGATTCGTTCCGGATTCGTGCGCCCATTGCTTCCCGAGGAAGTCGTCGAGTTGATCCCAGAGCGCGCCGGGATACTCTTGTGGACCGGCTCCGGCGATCCCCCAGAAGACCCGCGTCTCGATCGCCCAGCATTCGAAGCCGAGTCCCCATCCCCATACGACACACTCGAGCCGGTCGTCTTGCACGTCTACGCCAGCCGTCAGAACCAGAGCGCCGGCTGGAACTTCGGCCGCGTACTTCTCGCGGCGATTGAAGAGCCGAACGTCGTCGACGACGTGTTCGCGTTCCTTCCACGTATTCGCGTCGACCGTGTTCGTCCATGCCTTGAGCTTCGTTTCATCGCGCATTCGCTTCGCCTCGAGAAATAAATTCACGCCTTGGAGCCACGAGAACCAGCCGAGCGGAGAGTACCACGAAGAAAGCGAGTAGCTTCGGTGGAGAGGTTCGCGCGCCTTGACGGTCGGGCGCCACTCTCCGGCGGCGAGGAACTCCGGCTTCGCGTGTTCTGGAATCAGCGATCCGCAATGTTCGCAGAGCAGGAAGACGGCTTCCGGCGGCTCTTCGCTCTGGAACGCCGCGCCTTCGGGGCCGCGTAACCAGCCGAAGCGGATCGGTTGATACCCTCCGCAATGGATGCACGGAATGTTGAAGTAGCGTTGATCGCCGAGAAGGAATTGCCGGTCGATCCTCGAGGTCGCCTCGAGAAGCGGCGTCGACATTAGAAGAATTTTCTTCCTGGCGCCGTACGTGTCGAAGCGTCCGAAGAAGAGCTCGAGCGGGTCGCCTTCGTCGTCGACGTCCATCGGCCAGCCGTCGACTTCGTCGGCGATCCCGAAACGCGCCGTCATGTTGCGAAGAGCCTTCGCGCTTTGCGCGCCGACGATCGCGAGCGACCCGCCCGGAAACGACTTCTCGAGAACTGTATTCGAACCGTCACTCGAGCGCCGATCGCTTACTTTCGACGATAGGCACGGCGTCGCGTCGATCATCGTCGCGATTTTTTGCTTCGACGTTCGGCGCGCGAGATCGAGCGACGCCGTCGCGAAGAGCGCGGGTCCCGGAGCGTGATCGATCACGTATCCGCAGAAGCTCGCGCCGATCATGGTAAAGCCGAGTTGGCGGCCTTTCTTGACCGACGTCTTCCAGACGGGCGACGAAACGGAGAGATTGTCGAACGGCTCGCGAAGGAACGGAGTCGTCGAGAAGCGGAGCGGTCCAGGGTGTCCGCTCTGCGCTTCTGTGAGAACGATCCGCTCTTCGGCCCATTCGGAGCAGAGTAGCCGGCGCTCCGGCTTGAGACCCGATCCCCACGCTTGCGCGAGCGCGAGCTCGCCCGGAGAGAGAGCGCGCGTCACGCCTCGAGCTCGGGGTCGGGCGCGGCGGCGTCTTCGAAGAGATCAGCCGCGAACGCGTTCGATGCGGCGCCGGAAGGATCAGCGCCCAGAAGCTCGAGAACGGCGTCGATCTCTTCCGTTAGGATCGCGTGAACCGTGAGCGGATCCGACTCGGCGGCGAGCTTTTGGTACAGACGATCGGGAAGGTACTGGAATCTAACGCGGATTTGACGCGCGACTCGGAAGTTGAGCGCGGCCGACCGCGAGATTTCGACGACGTCGCCGAGCCGTTGTCGGAGCTCGAGCTCTTTCAATCGCCGTTCGATGCGCTCTTTCTTCGCGCGCTCGCTTGCGAACGTGAACTCTTCGAGGTCTTCGTCGGTCAATGAGTCGTCGTCGGCGAGCGCGACGCCGCGCGACGGCGTCTTCGGCGCGCACGAGCCCGGGTCTTCCGGAGCTCGAAGAGCGTCCGTGTTCGCGAGCCATTGCGCGTCCGCCTTCGCCGGGTCGATTCCGCCGCCCGGCTCGAGCGAGATCCGACCGGCGGCGAGCGCCTTTTGCACGCCGTGAAGAGATCGACCCGCGAGGCCGAGCGCCTTCCGATGCCGAGCGTAGCCGCGGAGCGAGAGCGTCTTCGGCGGGGACGGGTCGGGCGGCGCGGGTCGGTCGTCGGGAAAGAGCAT